CGACGCGGATGGGTGACGTTCGACAAATTCTATTGGCGGATCACGGATGACGGGCGCGCCGCTTACCGCGCCATGCTTTCCGCAGCCACAACGGGAGAGAACGATGCCCCAAAGGCGGAGGGGTAGATCATGCCACGCTTAGACGAAATGGATGATCGCCTATTCGAGCAGATGGAGCGGCTAGGCAACGCCACAGCCGCAGAACTCGACGACGAGATCAAGCGCACCAGGAAATTGACGGCCGAAGCGAAGGCTGTCACGCGCGCGGCCTCGCACACGCTGCGAGGGTTCAAGGTGTTGGCTAAGACGATGAAGCGGGGGTAGGCCCATGTCGCTTTACATGTGCACGAAATGCGGATGCGTGGACAACACAGCGTTGGGCGGGTTCTGGCGGCAGCAACTTACCGCTTACGACGCCAATACGAAGCACGACCCTTTGTGCTCGCAATGCGACCCGGCAATCGGCAAATGGCACGGGCAGTTTCCACGAAAACTTGCCGAAGGCTACGTGCAGGATAAATCCGGCAACATCTATCTGCCGGACGAAGCCGCCGGATATTTCAAGCACCTTGGCCCGTTCAAGCCGGTTGTTCTCCCGGCCACCACCCCGGAGCGCCCATGAGCAGGGTAGCGGTATGACCAAGGCTCTCCCGTTCACAGCGGCTTCCCTTGCCCGCGCCATACGTGGCGTGGAGCAGGCTGGGAAAATTGTGATCGGAGTTCGGCCTGACGGAACCCTGATTCTTGGGGACAAAGCTGTGGATATCGCCGCGCTGGTCCCTGACGCTCGGCAGGATGCGCCCGCCTCCAAATGGGAGGATCAGCAGGCGTGACTTCCATGGAAGCCAATTTCCCCTACCTTGAGCGTGACGAGGACCGCCACGGCAACGAGCGCCTTTATGTGCGCCGGCACGGCAAGCGGATCAGGATTCGGGAGAAGGAGGGCACCGAGGCGTTTGCCAAGGCGTATGCGGCGGCTCTGGAAGCCCTTGGCGACCGGGCGGCAGCGGCGGCTACGGCCTTTAACGGTCACGCCAAGGGGACGCTGGGTTGGCTGGGAGCCAAGTATTTCGCATCCGGGGCTTTCAAGAAGCTGGCCGAGAAGTCCCGCAAGGCCCGTCGATCCTGTCTGGAAGAATGTTTCCGGGAGCCTCGAACGGATGACGACCCAGATCCAATGGGCAATTGTCCGCTGCGCTACGTCACGGCTCAGAAAATCCGCCGACTGGTCGAATTGAGGTCTGAGCACCCCGGCGCTGCCGCGAATCGTCGGAAGCACCTTTCCGCCCTATGCGGCTGGGGCGTCGAGCACGACTTCCTGCCGATGAACCCGGCCCGCGACGTGACGACGGTGAAATCAGCTACAGGCGGGTTCTATACGTGGACCGTGGCCGACGTAGCGCAATTCGAGGCGCGCTGGCCTATCGGGACCAAGCCACGGCTGGCGCTGGCCCTCTTGCTGTTCACCGGAGCCCGCCGACAGGACATGGTGACATTCGGCCGACAGATGGTCCGGGACGGATGGCTCCGGTACGTCCCCAAAAAGACGCTCTACAAGCGCCGTGACGTGTCGCAGAAGCCGTGGCTGCCAGAACTGGCGGCAATCGTGGAGGCGAGCCCATGCGGCTCCCTGACGTTCCTGGAGACGGCTTACGGCCAGCCCTTCACCCCGGCCGGGTTCGGAGGATGGTTCCGGGATCGCTGCGACGATGCCGGCCTGCCGCAATGCACCGCCCACGGGCTCAAGAAGGCCGGCGCGACCATTGCCGCCGAGAACGGCGCGACAGCCTCGCAATTGATGGCGATCTTCGACTGGTCAACGATCAGTCAAGCCGAGGTCTACACGCGCGCGGCAGACCGCAAACGGATGGCTGGCGAGGCCATGAGCAAGATCAGTTTGGACCGGAGCGCGAACGAACCATTGTCGCACCCGATTGTCGCACCGAAGAAAGTTATTTGAAAACAGGAGGTTATGAATGGGCTGGCAGGAGTGGCAGGGCTGTAGAAAGCCGCTGAAATCAATGGGTGCGGCAGAAAACGCTCCTCAAAATACCCCGAAAAACGTCAATAACCCGATGGCATTGTCGCACTTTGCCCCTCGTTCACAGGAGTGGGTGAGATGAGCGGCAAGCACACTCCGGGGCCGTGGCGCGCGAGCCGGAAGTCCGTCTTCGTGAATGACATTCACAATCGCGTGGTGGCAGAGGTGGTGGACCGTAAAGACAGCCGCGAGGCCAACGCTCACCTACTCGCCGCCGCGCCCGATCTGTTGGCAGCGTTGCAGGCGGCCCGCAAGTGGCTTGTCGTCAACGATGACAGTCGGTGCCAGTCCGACCTCAAGGCCGTTGAAGCCGCCATCGCAAAAGCCGAAGGACGCGCCCCATGACCACCTGGCAGGATATCGGGACTGCGCCGAGGGATGGGACTCATATTCAGGCCAAGATACCGGGCCACGGCAGCGACAACATCATCGCGTGGATTGACGATCTACTCGATAGCAGTGGGGAGTTTTGTGGCGGCTGGGCATTTGTCGAAGAACAAGAGCCTCCCGACGATTGGACGGACGGCATTTGCTGGGCCGTTAACGAGGACGGCAATCGCTCAACGTGGCCGACAAAATGGAAGCGGTTAAGCCCCTCCCCGCCCTCCAAGGAGGGGGAGTGATGGACGATCATCTCGAATTCGCTGAAGCATTCGCGAAGTTGCTCAACGGCACCCTCAAGATGAAATGCGCGATCTGCGGCGAGGAATCTTGTGGCTGCTGGGAGAAATGCTCTTGCGGCTGGTCAACATTAGCCGGCGAGCCTTGCCGCAATCCAGCGACCACGCGCTGCTCTACGAAAGTGAAGTATGGCCGCTACAATCGGAAAACAAAACGGTACGAAAAGCCCACCGATCCGGGCTAGGATGGAGAGAGATGGCATGAGCTCCGTTATCGTCCGAAAAAATGACGACGGGACCGTTGATGAGGTTGTCGCGGAAGGGTGCACGGTTCATCTTGAGCAGATGGACGGCCACAGCTTTTTCATCGGGATCACCGCGTCGGATGGCTCGTACTGGCAATTCTGGCTTGGTGCTCGAAACGGCAAATCGCTGGTGGACGTGACCCACACAGAAACGTGCCCCGCCTAGGCTTCATTGCAGAGCATGGGTCAAGGGATAGGCCGGCGAAGGGCAGGAAATGACCGACCGTTACGAAGTCGTCCCCATGGAGCGCGGTCCTCATGACCCGCAGGGCTGGTGGACCGTGACGCTCAACGGTCAGCCGGTACGACATTTCCCGGCCGAGAAGCGCGATCTAGCGGAGCGCTATGCTACCGATCCAGAGTACCGCGCCAGCTTGGTCGTGGAGAAACTGCATGAGCGTGGGAAGCCCTAGCCCTGCTCCGCCCACCACCAGCAGCCCCAACGTCCACCAGCCCCTAGCGCCGATCAGCATCAGCCACGCGCCCCATAGGGCGAGGATGGCGCCGAGGGGTTGGACTAGGCTCGTCATCACTCTGCCGACCGGAAATCCGGCAGCGGCACCGTCTTGCCCGCGAGGCTATGCGTGCAATCGCCCAGAAACTGGATCTGACCATCGCGAACGAATGAATGGCAAACGAAGCACTTGAACGGCGCGGGCTCGCCTACGCGTTTCTCATAGGTGCACCAGCATTGCTTGCCATCCTGGCCCGGCACATAGTGGCCGCTACGGATCAACACTGACGGCGTGAACGTTGGCCGGTCGTAATTATCGTTGAAGCCCCAGCGCGGACCATCACCGCTTCCGACCTGTACTTGGTGGGCTTCGTTGCAGCCCGGACACCAGAACAGCAAAACACCACCCTCGGCAGTGCGAAGAATCCCTCGTTTACCCATCACGGCCACCTGAAAGCTATTGCATTGGAAACTGAGCGAACGCGGGCCATCAGTCCACGTACTCGCCATCGACCCCGTGATGGCCTTTGACCCAGCCGACACCCTTCCGCAGATCGCGAATGTCGGCCTCGATCCGGGCAATCCGCGTGTCGGCGTTGTCGAGCCGGGTTTCGGCCACCGCCATCTTGGTCAGGATGCCGGCCATCTGGCGAAGCTCGTACTGGATGCTGGTGACATCTTCCTTGAGCCCGGTGACGGTGTTGCGGAGCGTGATCAGGACGGCAAGGCCACCAATCAGCATTCCGCCGAGCTGGATGAGATTGCCTACCGAGATCGTCGGATCGATGACCATTGAGCGCCGCCCCTATTTCTTGATGATTTTTGCGACGTTCTCGAAGCCGCGTTTCGCGAAGTAGAATCCGACGATCAGGTTTGCCGTTGTCTCGATCCAGCCGCCCAGCGGATCGGTCGAGCCCATCCCTAGCACCTTGTCGAAGATCAGGAGCTTTCCGACGTAGACCGCCACGGCATAACCCATGAGCTTGTCGGGCTCATACCAGTAGCCCAGCGAGGCAATGCGATATTGCGTCTGTAGTTCGGCCTCGCGTTGCTGGACGGCGATTTCCCGCGCCGCGAGATCAGCCGCGATCTTGTCGGCGTCATTGTCGGCTGCAAGTTTCGCTTTCCACCCGTCGAGCGCCTTGTCGAGCAACGGACCGGTGACCAGAGACGCCAGCCATGCGAGAAACTTGGTGATCATAGCGGTGCCTGCCCCTGCCCGTCATCCGCCGTCTTGCTGCGAATGAAGGCAATGACGGCCTTGGTAACAGCGACGATGACGACAATCCGACCAGCCCATGCCGGGCCGACGATTGGCGTGAAATCAACGCCAGAAAGAGAGGTCAACAGGTCTGGCAGCATCGCCAGCGCGCCGACGACAAGGCCCGTGATGACCGTGATCCAGTTATAGATCCACTTGAAGAATGCCTTGATGCGATCGATCATTTCGAGCCTCGTTTGAACAGGCCGAGCACGGCCATGAAAAAAGCCGCCCAAGCGGACGGCGGCGGATCGGTCTTTGCTGGAACGGGGTCAGGCGGGCCAGCGGCGGGCGCTGGTGAGTCCGGCACAACTACGGGCACCTTTGCCCCAGCCGTTTGCAGCGCACCTGCCACGTCACCTGCGAACAACTGGCCCTCTGCCTCCCGACGCCGGACAAGACCATTCAGCACCTTGCCGCCGCCCCGATTCCATTTCGCTAGTTCCCTGGGGACCGACGCCCGATCACCGGCATTCAACTTGCGCCAGAGCGTGGCCGTCTCTGGGCCGCCCGTGTTGTAAGCCCATGACACCAGAGCGTCGAATTCGTTCTGGCTCAGCGCGACCTTGGCGAACTTGGCAACGTGTGCCTCGAATAGTGCCATATCGCCAGCCAGCGCGTCGTCGCACTGTTGCTGCGACCAGACCGTAGCCGAAGTGAATTTCGGCTCGTGGTGGTTGGTGTGACCCCAGCCAATCGTCGGGACACCAACCGGGTCGATGTACTGCTTGAAGTAGCCCGGTCGCCCTTTCACTGGTTCTAGGCAACTCTCGAACGCCTTCACAATCGCAAGGCCAGTCGGGCTCAGGCGCATAGGTTCTCGTCCTCTGAATTGGAGGTTGGGTGGATTGGGTTTGTGGAATTGCGGCTCGCTATGCGCCGCGACGGGTCAACGACCTATGCACCGCCATCGGCCATAGGTTCTCGTCCTCTGAATTGGAGGTCTATATTCCGGTTTACTCGGTAGGGTTGTGCTGCTACGTACTCAGACTGAAGGCGACGGAAGGTCCGTTACGTCGCGCCGTCTGAGGAAATGCAATGGCAGTTTGGAAAGAATCTACCCCGTATATTTGCAGGCTTCGATCTGTAACGCTCATTACGGGAGAGCGTATTCCTTGGTGGAAAGACACGCCATTAATGAAATCAAAATCAAACGGGCAGCGGATTTATCGCTGGATGACTCCCGAAGAACAGGCGGAGTATGACGAACACATGGGAGAGATGCAGGTTTGGTAACCTGATCGGCGCCCTCTAGTTTTCATGGTTTTTAAGGCTTAGCACCTCAGCTTCAAGCTGTTCGATTTTATCGATTAGGCGCGAAACGGAAGCCCACAAATAAGGGATGCGCGCGGTCTTATCCATCATCCACGGCCAGTAGGACGCGCCGGGCGTGCCTTCGGGCACGCGGTTTCCATCTGCATCTATCCACCACCCGCCCGGCGTAGCCAGATCGGGCGAAATGGCGTGAGACGTTTGTGCTCCCCAGCCGATATCATGCTTTCCACCGTAGGCCTCGATCCAGTCCCATTCGCGTACCGGATCGCTTTTGATGACTTCGATGGCGCGAGAAGGATCGAATTCACCGCTGAATACCTTCAACGCCTCATCAGACGTGCCGTTGAATGTAGTTCCCGAAGAAGTAACCGTGTGAGAACCGACAGTCACGCCCGCGCGCTGATAGGCCACCACTGCGCCATCGCTGTTCGTGCGATTAAACACGGAGGACCCGTCCGCTGCGGTTGTCCGTATCTGATACCGCGTCGCGCTGACCGCATCCTGAATGCTGAGAAACATCGAAGTGGTTGCGTACTTTGTGACGCCCGCGCCGAGCACAATAAACTGCGGATTCGTCACCGTGTTTTGCGCGTACACCATCGTCGTCCCGCCTTGCGCGAACAACGTGTAACTATCTGATCCAGAAGCCGCAAAATAATCATGGTCAAAGTTGACATCCGTGATGCTCATTGAAGTTTGAGCAACGCCAAGCAAGTAGGCCCCCACCCCACCTTCACCGACATTGCGGATATGCCTATTGAATTCGAACCTCCCTCCGATCAACGCGTCGATCATGACGTTATAACTTGCTCCGGCAAGGCTATTGCCGAATTCGTTATAGCGAGCGATCACGTTGCGGACATGCCCTCCGAAATACTCAATAAACATGCCCCCACGTTTATTGACGCCAGCGCCGACAGCCGCGCCGCAAGCTGTTACAGTGTTGTGCTCAAGAACAATCTTGTCCACGCACGCAATCCAAAGCCCGCTGCTGTCATTCCCATCAACGTTATTTCGAGAAATTTCCAGTTCGGCGGCGACAACCGACCCCGACGTGTCGCCTCGGACCTGAATGCCAATCACGCCGTCGCGACAACGGTTCTGCGTGATAACAGTGCCCGCAGTCGCATCCGTGTCACCAGCGCCCCGACCTGTCACCCGAATGCCGATGTTACCGCAACCCGACGTGTCGTTGTGCGAGATGATGCCCCGATAGACGTTGGCAATGTCGATACCAGAGCAAGTACCGCCGCCGGTTTTGCTGATTTTCAGCTTATGAACGCCGCCACCTCGCGCCTCAACGCCACCGCCTACGCCGCCGTAATACTGAATCGCGAAACCCGTTCCAGCCATCAGAATTTGGGTTAGCGTCTCGCCCGCGCCAGAAATCGTCAGTGGCGCGTTGCCAACCGAATTATAGGAAAGCGTGTCGCTCGTCGTGTAGGTCGCTGCTCCGAACCGCAGCGTGCAGCCCGCCGCCAACAACTTCACCTTGTCGAAGATCGGCTTGATATCGGCAGCGGTCCGCGCACCAAACCAATCCATTCGATAATAATAGTCCTTTCGGCGCCGAACCCAACAGCCTGCGGTGATCGGTACAGCGTTCGCTTTGATGTAAATTCCTTCGAAGCCATCAGACGCGAGTGCCGCCGTGAAATCACCGGTTTTCCAGATGAACCTTCCCTCGCGGTCGGCCTCCGTCAGATAAACGCTGGTGAATTTCGTCGTATCAAGCGCCTTAAGCGCCGTCCGACTCGCGACAGGGTAGCCATCGAACGCATTCGAGTTAACGTTCGTCGGGTCGTAGATAATTGCGGCCATGTCGCCGCCGCCAGCAGGCGTTTTCCACGTGCCGTCACCAAACAGCGCGGTTGCAATTGATGGAGTGCCAGCAGCGGAGATATCCGCGATAGCGACGTTGTTCTTTGTTGCCAAAGCCCCCAACGACGGAAGGCCGCTCAGATCGCTATATGCCCCGGACGTTGCGACAGTGGCGAGAGAGCCAGCGGGAACCGCTCCGATGTCTGCGGGCGTCACAATGTTGATCGGCTTGACCTTACGCACCCCATCCGTGGCGCTGTCCGTAAGAAGATAATAATCTGCGCCGGGAACGGCGGCTTCGGTGAGGTCTTTAACCCGGAGATCAGCCATTCTTTAGGCTCCTGCGTAGAGAAGATAATTACAAACAAGCGTCGGCTGCGTCGCGACGACTGGCGCACTCGCCCCGCCTTGCGGTGATCCGGTGAATGTCGATGCTGCTTGCGTTGCTGCGATCGTGGCCTGAGCGGGCGAAGCCACTCCAAAGCCGCCGCCGCCAGTTGACGAATTGGCATTAAATTCCGCTGCGGTGTGACTGATGCTGATCGCGCCGTTAGTGATCGACCCGCTCGGCGTGTACGGCGGCAAATTGGCGGTTATCAGCGTGACCGTCTGCGAGCCGCCCGTCGCGCCAATGACGCCGCCACCCGGAGAAATACCGCCCGCGCTGTTAAGCCGGCCGGCAGGCGTGCCGCCCATGCTGTCGTGACCAGCAACGACCCGCCCGCGCATGTCACCGATGCCAAACGTCGTCGATCCGTCGCCGTTGTTGTAGAACTGGTTCCCGGCTGTGATATCAATCTGCGCTTTGGCCCAAAGATCCGGGTATGACGCGCGCAACAACGTCTGCCCGTAAGGGAGAACAGTCATCGGCTCCGGCGTCAGGAAGGTGTACGGGATCAGTTCTCCGATGAAACGGAGCCCCGCCGCCCCACCGACGAAGTTGACCTTGCCATTCGCAAAATGAATACCGACACTAGGATTGCCGTTCGGGTAAATGGCCGGGCTGGAAGCAGCCCCCACCGTCGTTTTCAGCGGGCCACCCATCGGCGCCGACCCGTCACGCGGCAGACTTCCCGTCATCGCAGACGCCAAGTCCTCAAGCGGCGGATTATGTTGGCTCGCCAGGATCGTCTCGCCCGGCGTGGCCTTGTATCCCGACGCCAGACTGTAATTCCCGTTTGAATCTCTTGGCATTCATGGCCTCATAGAAAAAGCCGCCCGGAGGCGGCTTGGAAGGCGTGGTAGGTGGTGTTGTTACTGTCTCGGCTGTGCTACGCCGGCCGCCATGAGAAGGCGCGCTATCGTTTCTCGCTTGGCGATGTTCTCAGCCTCCATCGGAGAGGCCGCGAGCCGTTCCTGAAAAAGCGGCGAACGCTTCCGCAGCAGTTCGTCAACTTCCTTGACGCTGCGTTTCGCGAGTAGATTGGCGATGGATTTTGCACCGGCACCCGCTGCAACAGGAACGCCAGCGCCGATCACAGCGCCGGGCGCGCCACCGAACATCGCGCCGACGCCAGCGCCGAGTGAGCCCGTGAACGCCTGTCCAAAGCCGCCGCCGCCGCCGAGAACGTTGCCGACATAACGCGCCGTGTTGCGCGCTGGACCGCCGATCAGGCTTTCATTGAGAGCCGCGATTTCAGGATCAGAAAAGCCGGAAACCTCTTTAGGTTTCTCTAGGAGCGAGGCAATTTTTTGCCGGATCGTGTTGTCAAGATTTCGGCCGGAATTTGCGGCTTGTGCTCTAGCTTCCGCACGCTCGATGATGCCGGTGTTAGCTCGATCAAGGACGCCTGTGAGGTCGTTGGATCGCATCGCTGCGGCATAGTTTCCGCGCCCGGTTTCGAATAACTTTTGCGTGGCGGCAGGGGATCCAGCCACAACGCTCGTCGCATCAACTGACGGAAGAAACTTGTCCAGCCCACCAATAGATCGAGAGGCAGCCAACTGGTCTTTTGCCGCGTTTGGATTGAAGTTTTGCGCGGTGTGACCGAGCGATTCCCGGAGCGATTGGAGATTTGATGCAGTGACGAACGCGCCGGAAGGTGCGCTTTCGAGTTCCTTGAGCTTCGCGTAGGTATTTGGCGCATCAACGGGATGAATGCCTTTTTCGAACAAGTCTTGCTGCGCTTGCCGGCTCCAATTCGCCAAGGAATCAGATGTTACCTCAAGGCCGGAATTGCGCGCCGCAGTTATATCAGCCTTGCCAGCCGCCGCCAATTCTTCCGTGGTCGGCACCTTCGGCTTTTCCCGAACAAGCGACTTCGCAACGCCGGGGATGGCCTGATCGCCGGCGCGGATGGCAGGGTTAACGGGCGTGGCGAGCGCCGCCAATTCAGCCGCGCGGCCGATCACTTCGGGACTGGTGTGGCCGTCCGGCCCGATAACCGACGTTTTGCCGGTATAAACGTCACCCGGCAGCGCAATGGCACTCCCTGCCCCGGTAATCGCACGCCTGACCATCCCGACGATGCCGGCGTTGCTATCAAACGACACGTTGCCCTGAGCGTCACGGCTCATCGGCAGGATTGTGCCGCTATAGGCGGGCTGCGCTGCTGCTGGGTTCGCTGCCTGATCGGCCATCACAAAGCCGGGAGGCAAGTCGCTCACGACAGGCTGGGGCTGTTGCTGGCCTTCAAGAACGAAGCCGGGAGGTAGATCGCTCATGTCAGCGGCACCCACTGTCCATTCTGCCGAACCCGTCGCTCGCCCGTTTTCGGGTTGACGATCACCGCGCCATCCTGAATTCCGGCCGGAGCCGCGCTCGATGCCGCTGGCGGCTGGGCGGCCTCTGGCACGGTCACGCTGAACAACGCTCGCTCGCGCTTGTTCTTCTCGGGGTCAGGGTAAACCGCATCAAGTTGCTGCTGATGCAGTTTCAGCCGCGCCATACCGGCCGTTTCCATGATGCCGAGCAGACGGTTGATCGACCCCGCGTCCAGCTTGATCGAGCCGCCCGCCGCCTTCTCCGCAAATTCGCGGTCGGAGTTCGAAATCTGGTTGGTGCCGACAGTCGCCTTCAGCATTGATGCGACTTGCGGCGCGATGGCGGCACGGAATGTTTCCGTGTTCTGGATCGAAGCCGGATCAGCAACACCGAGGAACGATCCGAGCTTTTGCAGCGTCAGGCGCTCATCCGCCCCGAAGCCGGTGATTGCACCGCCCGGCCCTTGCAAGGCTTGCTTGGCGTTGCGAAGCGCTACAAGGCCGGTCGCCGCCGAACGCGCTTCCTTCGTGTTCTCCGCGAAGGTATCGAAAATCTGCTTATCCGATCCGCCGCCGATGTTGTTGTTGACGGTCGTCGCCCCAGCCCGCGCTTTCGCTGTGGACCATATATCGTAGCTCATCGGCTGCGGCTGCTGTTCGGTCGGAACAAAGTTCTGCTTATAATACTCGTATTCCTGAACGCTTGTCGGCGCGTCAGACTTCCGCAAGTTTTTCTGCGCCTGTTCAATTTGCGCCCGTCGCAGCGGATCATTCGCCTGCTGCTGCTGCTCCAACAGTTGCTTGTATTCCTGAGCAACCATGGCCTGTTGGCCTTTGCTGAAAAACGCAAAGCGCGGATCGCCCATGACTTGCTGCAACTGCTGCAAGCGCGGATTGGTCTGCGGCTGGCTTGCCGCCTGCACGGCCTGAGCGGTCGGCAGAGCGCCGCCAGTTGGTTGAGCATTCGTTGGCAGCGCCGCGCCGTCCGAGCCATCAGCGACCGCCGTAGGAGCGCCTACGGGCATAGTATCGGCCTGAGCGTCGATGATGTTTTTCTGGTTCGGATCGACTGTCTGGACGATATCGCCAAACTTGCCAGTCCACTTATTGGCAAACTGGCCTGCCGTCATGCCAGCGCCGCCATTGTTGCGCGCCGCCAATGCACCCACGACGCTTTCGACCGGCGAATTAGGATCGGCCCGCAATAGCTTGATCGCACCGCCCGCGCCTTGCTGATGCGCTAGGTACAACTCGCCAGGCGTCGGTTCGCGGCCAAGCGCATTGGTCAGTGCGGCCCGATTATCCAGCGTGAGACGTGCGGCGGCGTCCGCGCTGGCAGTCGGGTCATTCGGATTGCTCAACCCGTACTGCTGCGCCGTGCCTCGCAGGAACTGGAACGGGCCTTGCGCGCTCGAAAGCGTGCTGCCGCCGTTGATCTTGCCGCCATTCTCCACCAACGCCAGCCGGGTCATATAAGCCGGGTCAACGTCAGGATGCACCGATGCGACGTTGCTGATGGCATCTTTCAAGCGCGGGTCAATTTCACCGGCCGGGATCGACGTTGCTCCCATCGGCGGCGTTGCTGCTGCTGCCGGCGGCGTGGCAACCGATGGCGTGGTAGCCGGCGCACCAAACACGCTGCGGTACAAGTCAGCCCCGCCAGCCAACCCCGCTTTCTGTGCGGCGTCGGCATTGTCCATCATCGTGCGCGCGATCAAGGCTTGCCCGATAGCGTTCAGACCCTCGCCCACGTTCTGCGGCGCTTTGCTGAACGTCCGCGCGGCCATCAGAGCGGCAACTTCGCGCTTCTTGGCAACGGACTCCGGCGTCTCGCCGGCCGCTGTATCGATGGCAAAGGACAGCGCCATTTATGCAGCCTCCAAAGCGCGGGCATAATCGACGGCCTGGTAACCGTTCGGCATCGTGACCACGGCCTCCGGTTTCACGCGCTCGACCTCATCGGCCATTACGCCGATTTCAGGTTTGCCGTCGATCCGGTAGAAGTAGATCGGCAAGCCGTTGTGAGCGCGCCCGATCTCGATCACGTCCGATTTCAACCGGCGATCCGAGAACTTGAAGATCCCCGCAGAGCCGAGCCCAAACAGGCCGCCCATAACCTGATTGTAGTTCTGCATCTGCTGCTGATAATTCTGGAACTGCTGGTTGTAGTTCGTGTTGATGATACCTGCGTTGTCGGTGACAGGAATAGTTGACATCTGCTTGTTGATGAAATTCGGCTGCGACACTTGGGAGCCGGACAACAGCGCAGAAATTTCATTGAGCGGCTGGTTACGCTCCGTCAAAATCTCCTGCACCGACTGGCCGCGACCGTTGAGCAGCAATTGATCATAGGCGTCGTTCTTGCCCTGCTGGAATTGCGTCATCTCCGCATTCCATGCCTGGGAGCCAGGCCGAATCCCCTGATTGCTCAACCGCGTCCGCAGCGCATCCTCATCGCGTGCGAACTGCGGGTCTAGGCGCTTCGATCCGAGGTCGAAAAGGCGGCCCTCAACAGCATCGTTGTTCAGATTGACGTTCGTTCCGAGCAGCGAGCCAATCTTGGCCGACTGATCGACGCCGATCTGTCCAAGGTTCTGCTGCGTTTGGTTGTTGAGGTCGTAGAGCTTCTGTTGATCCGGCGAAAGCGTCTGTGTCGCGGTGAACGACGGAATGTCGTAGCTCTGGCCGGTATACGGGTCCGTGAACTTCGTCGATCCCGACTGATTAAACGTCAGATTGCCATTAGGCGTGATCTGGTTGACGTTGTTCAGGTTCGAGTTGGCAATCGCCGTCGCAACGCTGGTGCCGGTCTGAGCGGCGGAAGTGTCCTTCGGATTTGGCGGGGCTGGCGCGGACGGTTTGCTCATTGTCGATTAATCCATTTCCGCCATGCGTCGTCCGTCAACGTCGTGACAACCATGGCCTCGTTTCGTCCCATCAGACGCGGGATGACGAACTCGCTAGAACCGACCGCGCGCCACATGCGCCGAAGCCGCGCGTTATGCTCGGAATGACGCGCAACAACCATCTGGCAACCGATCTCGTCGAATGGATAGGAAAACATTGCCCGCAACGTCTGCCGCGTCATCCAGCGGCTATCCGTTGCAGCGCCCGATATTTCGATCACGCCGGTTTCCGGCGACCAGTTGTGGTAAACAATGCCGGCGATCAGAACACCGCCTCGAACAACGCCCATCGTCGCGCAAGGTCCGAACCCGCGTTCACACCCCGGCACGCTCAGCGAAACAAACTCGGATATCCCCGTGTTCACGTCAGGAGCGGACGCGCCGCCCCAAATAATCCGCATCAAGTGACAATATCCGCAAGGTCATAAGTCAGATCGACGCTCACCAACTCAACATCGAGCGGCACAAGCGAGCCGCTGGTGATCTGCACGGCAGGCGACAGGGCATAACCCGCACCGCCAACAGACTGCCATTGCTGCTTCGTCGATTTCTGCCCGACCTGATCCCACTTCGACACGTTCCAGACGCCCGAATCCCAGGTATTGCCACCCGGCATCTGTGCAGCGCTCGGAGACGGCGGCAACGCGATCTGATAGTCCGCCTGCAACGAAAGCTGCGGTGCGATGTCCGCCGATGCGAGCAGCGTTGACCGTGCCAGCAAGCCAGTTTTCAGCGATGCCGGCGCTTTCAATGGATCGAACAGCGGAACACACGACGCGGTGTAAGGCAGACCATCATCGGCGCCCGTCACTTCCGCCTCGATGATCCGGCCGTTATCGGAGCCGAAGAACATGCGACCTTGGAACGAAAGAACACAGAACGCATTCCAGCCGGTATATGGAGCCCATGCGCCCGTGCGAACATTCGCAACCAGCATCGTCGGCGTGCTGCCAATTGGCGACGGCATGGTGATTGCCATCATCTGCTGCGACGGCCATACCTCGCACGTCCACGCCGCGAACGATCGATTGGCGACGTATTCATTCCATGCCACTTCAATCGGATACGACACGGCGACCGGTGACAACGCGGCATAATCGCGCGTGAGCGAGGCCGACACAGGCAGAAAGCCGATATCGGTTGCCATCACAACGTCGCCGCCCGCCTTGATATGCGCCTTCGCGCCGAGTGGCCGCCCAGTGCGATAAACGCCAACCTTGGTCCAGGACGCCGCGACAGACGGATCAGTGCCTTGGAAAACGGCAATCTCGCCTTCCGTCGTCACGAAGATGCATTGTTCCGACAGACCGCCGCCGAGCGTTTCGAGCGACCACGCCGCACCGAACAACAGCGACCCGCCGCGCTGGAAGATACCAGCCAATGGAAGCAGCGTTGCCGTGCCGGTCACGCTATCGACCGGCAGATACCACGCGTTGAGGCTGTTTTTCTCGACGTAGAAAATCCGGTTCTTATAGGTCCAGTTGTAGGACAGGCTGGACGTGTTCACTCCGGTAATGCCGTTGAACAACAGCACCGGCGCGCCGGCCGTTGTCGCGCTGCCCGGCGTCGTGTTGTCGTCGGTGATGACCTCAGACGCGCCGAAAGTCCCCGACACGTTATCGACCCACAGCGTCCCCGTGGTGCCGTTGTCGATCACCTTGACGATGGTGCCGGTTGCCGCCGAAGTCGCGCCAGTGAGCGTCTTTCCGACCGTAAACGGCTGCGTTTCCGTGTTGTACGGAATCGAGTAGAGGCTGGTCGCCCCGATGGGGTAAAAGTCCGTCCCGTCGTATAGCAACTTGCTATCGGAGCCGTTGACCAGATCGAGAAACACATCGCCGCTCGAATTGGCGAACTGCACCGACGACCAATCGCCAGACGTTAGGCCCGAAACAGACGCTCCAATCGACGAAATAAAGGGGATGAACTTGTTGCCCTGATCGTCAACGAACACATTGCCGCTGCCATCGGTATAATGCGTCTGCACCGCCGCATTGGTCGCGTCGAAAATCCCGGTTGGCGTTGCGCCGAATAATTTCTGATTGCTGGCGTTCACATAGGAGAACAGCGAAACAACGTTCTCCGTCATGCTGCCGAGGCGATTGAACGTGAGCGACCCGCGGCGCATTCGCAGGCCCGTTGCGGTCGGGAACCAATTCTCGATGACGAACGCGCCATTGAGCGCCGACCCGTCCGGCTTGCGCGCATTCGGAACGGCAAGACTTTGGTTGCGAATCCAGCCGCCAACCGGCGCCGGGAACGACTTGAGCCGCTGCGGCCGGACAGTCGGTTGAACAGGCTTCCTCATGAGCCGAGTTGCCCCGGATAGGACATACCGATATTACCGCGCATCCGCGCCCGGCCCGTCGTGAGAACCCGCGAGCCCTTGTCTCGCGCGATCTCTTGCGCCAGCGCAATCTCGTAGTTCTTCAAGTCCTCGCCGTATTCCTGCCGTTTCTGCGCTCGCCAGCGCCAGATCAGCCCAAGCGTGATCAGGCGGTCACCGAGGAAAAACTCATCGCCATCCGCCGCGAACTTCGCGCTGTTGCTGTTCACGATGTTTTTGGAGACGTAATAGAAGCGCGCACTCGTCCCGGCCGCCAGCGGCACACCGTTGCCTTGGCTGATCTGGAATTGCCCGCCAAGGATGATCCACCAGCCGGGGAAGCCCGTCCCGGCATAGGTCTGGATATCGAGCCACTGATCAAGATCAAGCGCCGGCTCAAACCGCCATTGCGTCCACGTCGCGGAATGAACGCCTTCCTTCAATATCATCCGGTCATAGTCGGTCGGAAGATTGAAGCCGATGTTCGTTCCGTCGCCCGTGATCGTGCATAGATTTGTCAGCGCGCGCCAGTCGTGCGCCTTCATGATGTCAACGCCAATCTCGGTCGCGAGGTCCGCCAGTTCATTGGCGAACCCCACATTCAAACCGCTGGGCGAGAACAGGCTGCCGGGCTTTTGGCCCTGCAACCTGATCCCTGCCGATTGTGCCGCCGACAAAATGGTCATTAGGCCGCCTCTTGCGCCCCGACTTCACGGGCCATCGCGACCAGCGTTGCGCGCGATGGATTTCCGCGCGGGGCTTGGCCGGTTTTCGCCTTGATGATCGCTTTCAGATCCTCGTCGGACTG